TGGTCCGGCGTGCGTGATCTGTTTTCAGACATTAGCAAGAACACTCGCAAACGCGCTAGGCGTGGGTTGTCTGTAGTGTACAATGAGCAGGTGTCCGTTGCCAGGGGGGCGAGTGATTTGCAGAGTAAGGCGATCGATGACTTTATGCAAGCACCTGGCTACGCAAACAAGCTGGCCAACACCCCTGCTTTGTGGGGCGATCTGGCTGCCAAAGCCGCTTCTATAGGCGGGCCAGGCTGCAACAAAGTGCTGCGTATTTTATTTCCTTGCACATCTCAGCAGCTAACCATAAGGGAGACGTATGATGCGAGCGTTGTATTCGCTGCGCTGCGTGAAACCGATAGAGCGTTTGCGGCCTTGCTAGCTAAGAGAGCTCTCGGGCTGGGGGGGCAGTGTGTAGCTAGGCTAGGCCTCTTCTACCTATCCGGTGGTACGGGCAAAGCTTTGGTGTCCAGCATGATCAGGCATGGTTGGTTGGATTACGGGCTTGAGGAGCTTGAGCAACTGGGTAAGGCCGTCCACGCCGTGGTTCGGTCCTCAGGCGCCTTGAATATCCTGCCGCTTGGGGTGACCGTTGATGATGCTGATTCTGCTTTGTACATGCAGCTATTGTCTGGGCGCTACGATTTTCAAGATCTTGATGTGTCTGGTGAGCTTGTCGATAGGATGAAGCTCAACCCCACCAAGGTCATAAACACTAGGAGTGGGCCCAGCGAAGCGTTGTTTAAGACATTGGTTGATGAGTCGTTGGGTCAGGACAGGCGTCGTGCCGCCCACGTTATGCACCGTCACGGTCAGGAGACACTCATGGATCTGCTCGCCTACTACGGCAAGTATTCAGCCACTGGTAGCTGTAAGGCGCTGAGGGGGAGATTGTCTGTGATGTGGGAAGGCAGAGAGCATGCCGTTGATAGCCCTAGCAAAGTGGCGTGGCTGGCGAACCTCGATGACCAACAGGTAATTGAGGTCGTGGCTGATGTGAGCTCGGGCATTGAGACCACCGGCGTGAGGAAGACCGAGAGTGGTAAGTTGCGTATGCTGCTGCCCGCACCTGAAGCGCATTGGTTGGCTGAGACCCTTGCTATCATGGACAGCGAGCGTGCTGTCTTCGGGCCTGTGCGTCAGGTGGCATTGGAGAAGACTAAGTTTGAAACGTTGCATGGGCTCCTTCAGCGCCTGAATTGGGTTAAGTCAGGTCTAACGGTGGCAGCGGAGGACTTTGAAGACTTCAACATTCTTCAGGATTATGAGTCTATGCGATCGGATTATATCGCACTAGCTGCTGAAATAGCGAGTGTCTGTGGTCTGCCTACGATAAGCACGCGCATGACCAAGGATATGTCGCTGCCTGCCATTGCTGCTGCCTCTTGCTTGATACTGGCGGCTGCCTTCGACAATATGCGAGCCCGAGATGTGTCTGATCCCACCAAGTGGTATCAGCTAGTCCGCGGCCTCTGGTCTGGTTGGCGGTCGACCATGTGGTTCAACACCAGATATAATAAAGCATACACGCATGCCGTCCAGCGAGGTGTTGAAGCTGAGTATGGCTTTCCTGTTCTTAAAGATTTCTATATTGTGGGTGATGATAGTCTGCTGGCCACACTGTCTGAATTTGAGGGTCTGAGGCGCTTAGAGGCTTATGATAGGTCGAACCTCGCTTCTCAGGCTGTGAAGCAAATGGTTGATGACAGTCAGGCTGAGCTGACCAGGATAATGCATAGAGCGGACGGCTCAGTTAAAGGGTCGCTGGTCCGCGCTATCAGCAATGGGGCCAGTAATGATATGCAAGGCTCGCGTGTCGTGCCCGGGCCGCACATGGCACAGAGCCTGAAAACTCAGATACACATGTGGGTGCGCAGGGGATTTGATTACAGTGCGGCGGAGAGGTTGTTGAATGTGGCAGTTAAATATTGGGTCAAGTTGCGTGTGAGACGGGCCGGCTCTGATAGTGCAGTGAATGTCCCCATCCCTGATGCCGTGTTGCGTGGGTCAGTGCGCACAGGTGGCCTTGGGGTGGCAATGCCCGGTGTTCTGGCACCTGATCTTAAGCTTCCAGTATCGCTTGGGAAGTCAAAAGTGCGTGACGACATCGTGAGGGCAGTTGGTAAGCAGTGGCAAATGCGCAACCTGCAGGTTGCAGCGCACATGACGCAGCAGCGGTTTGCGGGCCACGGGTTAACGATCGACAATGACACCATACTCAATGCACTGCGCGGTGGGGTGTACGGCAGCAATACTCCAACTGTGCTGAGCATGCTGGCTGATCAGGCGGATCACGGTGAGTGGGAAGCTGCCATCAACACCTGGCTGGCATCAGGGGGCCCTGGGCTCGGGTACATAGACAGTAAGGCCGTGCCACCTGAGCTTGCGAAAGCTGTTGATGCCGGTATGGATAGGGTTGGCCGAGTCTACAGGGAACTGAGCAACAGCGCTGAGGTGCCATCTGATCTGGTGAGGTGGACATCACCGTGGTCTAATGCTAGTGCGCTGGACGCCATTGCTCTCGGACCATCTGCTGGTGCTCCCGGGGCATTGGCCACCGTAAGGCGCGGTGGCCGAAAGGTATCTCGCACTGAGGTAGCTAATTTATTGAGTGGCCGATCCCGGGCACTCGCAGACTTGCATTTGCAAGTCGGTTCTATGGCAACGCAGTTCATAGAAGGGAAAGTTTCGAAACCTCTCTCTGTGGGGCTGGTCTCACCTGCACATTATGTGCTGGTGGACCTTGCGCTCACAGAGGTCGTGGGGTTTCTGAGACATACAATGGAGGGAAGCAAACTTATGTTTGACCTGACTAACACAACTGGTGCGCGCATGCTATCGCAAGCATGCGCGCTAATCGAAAGGAGGATCGCCGCAGACCCTATATTGGGCTTGCAGCAAGCCTTCTAGAGAATCCAG